TTACTAACCACTCTTAAACACTTACTTACTTACTTAATAAGGAAAATCTATGAAACGTTCAAAAATGTCCCGCAAAAGCTCAAAAAAATCCTTTAAAAAGGGAACACGAGTTCATAATAAAAACATCCAAGGCACCTCTGGTATAATGCGCGGTGGAATCCGCTTATAATGCCTTGTTACTCTCCTCTTATTGGCTATCGCTCAAAAGAGCTAACTGCTCGAAATAAGAGAAAAATCGTATTCAATTTAAAATACGCTCAAGACGACACCGAGGTCACTATTCCTTGCGGTCAATGCATAGGCTGCCGCTTCGAGAAATCTCGACAATGGGCCCTCCGGTGCGTCCACGAAGCATCCCTCCACGAGGAAAATTGCTTCATCACTCTAACCTACTCACCTGAAAATCTACCTAAAGACCACAGTCTTAATAAAGTTCACTTTCAAAAATTCATGAAACGCCTACGCTGGCACTATCCAGACGAAACAATCCGCTTCTATCACTGCGGAGAATATGGCGAACAAAACAACCGTCCACATTACCATGCCTGCATCTTTGGCATGGACTTCCCTGACAAAGTTTTCTACAAGAAAACAAAAGACGGTAACACTCTCCACACCTCCAGTTCTTTACAAGAAATCTGGGGTATGGGCTTCTGCACCATTGGAGAACTAAACTTCAAAACAGCCGCATACACTGCGCGTTACATAATGAAGAAAATCAACGGCAAACAAGCCGATGAACACTATCGCTATGACAATCCCGTCACTGGCGAACAACACATAATAATACCCGAATACACTACCATGTCACGCCGCCCCGGCATCGCTGCTAACTGGTATAAAAACTTCAAAACCGATGTCTATCCTTCTGACGAAGTCATAATCAAAGGCATTCCCATGCAACCCCCCAAGTACTACGACTCAATCTTGGAACAAGAGAACCCATTCCTATATGATGATATAAAACATGACCGGCTTATCAATGCCGAAAAATACTCTAATGACAATACGCCTGAACGCCTACACGTAAAACTTAAAGTAAAACAGGCACAGGCTAAACTATTAAACCGAACCCTTGAGGAAATCTAACATGTTACAAAAACTATTCACCATCTACGACTCAAAAGCTGAAAGCTACTCTAACCCCGTATACTTAAACTCTACCGGACTAGCAGTCCGCACATTCTCAGACTCGGTACAAGACCCCGAATCTCCCTTCGCCCAACACCCCGGCGACTACACTTTATTCGAACTAGGAACTTACGACGATTCAAACTCTAAATTCGACCTCTTACCAACCCCAAAATCGCTATTTGTAGCGATTGAATTTGTCCAACCAAAGGAATAATAATATGAAATCCGTAATGTCCCACAACTTCAGCCAAATACCCAAGGCTGATATACAACGATCGTCCTTCGATCGCTCTCACGGCGTGAAAACCACTTTCGACGCCGGAAAACTAATCCCAATACTTGTCGACGAGGCTTTGCCCGGAGACACATTCAAACTAAACATGACTGCTTTCGCACGTCTTGCCACACCCATCAACCCCATCATGGACAATATGTACATGGACACGCACTTTTTCTCTGTGCCTATCCGTCTACTATGGGACAACTGGCAGAAATTCAATGGAGAACAAATCGACCCCGGCGATTCCATTGACTACCTAATCCCTACAATCACTTCTCCTGCCGCTGGTTACGCCGAAGGCTCTATGTATGACTACTTTGGCATACCTACAAAAGTGGCTGGCCTTGAACACTCTGCCCTCTGGAACAGAGCCTATAATCTCGTCTGGAACGAATGGTTCCGTGACGAAAACCTACAAGACTCGTTAACAGTCTCTCGCGGTGACGGCCCTGACCCAGACACCGACTACACCTTACAACGTCGCGGAAAGCGACACGACTACTTCACCTCTGCCTTACCATGGCCCCAAAAAGGCGCAGCCGTCCAATTACCTCTCGGCACCTCTGCCCCAATCGTTTACGATGGTGCATCTAACTTATCAAATACCTTAGGTGCCTATTCTAACGACCTTGGTCGTAATACCTATTTATCCGCTCATAGTGGATCTGGTAATTTCCTCTTTGGTGATGCTAATGCATCCGGCCCCACTACTGCCCTCTACACTGATTTATCAGACGCTACAGCGGCAACTATCAACGAACTACGACAAGCGTTCCAAGTACAACGCCTTCTAGAACGTGACGCCCGTGGCGGCACTCGATATATCGAGCTAATAAAATCCCACTTCGGCGTCTCTTCCCCTGACGCACGACTTCAACGCCCCGAATATCTCGGCGGCGGCTCTACTGCGGTAAACATTACCCCAGTTACACAACAATCTGCCTCTGATGCAACCACACCTCAGGGCAATCTAGCAGCTTTCGGAACAGCCTCACTTCATAACCATGGCTTCTCTAAATCATTTACCGAACACTGCATCATTATCGGCATGGTCTCTGTACGTGCCGATCTAACCTATCAACAAGGCCTTAACCGTATGTTCTCGCGTTCTACGCGCTACGACTTCTACTGGCCTGCTCTATCTCACCTTGGCGAACAATCCATCCTTAACAAAGAAATCTTTGCTGATGGTTCCGCCACCGATGACGCCGTCTTCGGCTACCAAGAACGGTATGCTGAATACCGCTACAAACCTTCTGTCATCACTTCACTATTCCGGTCTAACGCGACCGCTTCCCTCGATGCTTGGCACTTATCCCAAGACTTCGCAACTCTTCCTGCTCTTAACCCTTCATTCATTGAAGACAATCCACCAATCGATCGTATCGTCGCCGTTCCTTCGGAACCCGACTTCATCTTCGACTCACACATGTCACTACGATGTGTCCGCCCAATGCCGGTCTACTCTGTACCCGGCTTAATTGACCATTTCTAAGGAAATACTATGGTTGCTCCAGCTATAATTGCAGGCGGCCTAAGCGCCCTCGGATCCGTTTTCGGTTCCGGGGTCTCCGCTAAATCCACTGCCAAACAAATGCGATTTCAAGAACGCATGTCCTCTACTGCTCACCAACGCGAAGTTAAAGATCTTCGCGCTGCTGGCTTAAACCCTATCCTCTCTGCTGGCGGCAAAGGCGCTAGCTCACCCAGTGGCGCTTCCTTTCAGGGCGACACTAAAATTGGCTCGTCTGCCGTAGCCACAAAACTTGCTGCTTCTCAAATGTCACAGCAGCTTACAAACATGAAAAAACAAGCTACATTGCTTGACCAACAGAATCTAAACGAGATTCAAAAAACGCGTGATACTCATCTCGCTGGCAATTTAAAAATTGTCCAAGAACCTAATATAACTGCTCAAACTGGTGTGGCTCGCCTCACCCAAAATAATCTCAATCAAACATTTAAAAAACTTCGTGAAGAAGTAACTTCCGCAAAAGCTCGCGCCGCCATCGATAAGATGGAACAAGAAGTCTATGAATTCTTAGGCCCTACTGGTCGCGCTGCTAAAATGTTCTTAAAACCTAGGTAATTATCATGAAAACTGAAAAGCAAACTTTTCGTACCGCATACTCACCTCAACTCCGGGTCTCTTTCGAGACTTCCGGTCTCTCTCTAACTAAACAATCATTCAAACAAGAATGTGATGTGAACAACATCCTTAAAAACTACAACAAAACAGGCGTAATGCCTGAAAACTTCAACCCCGGTGAATACCGGGATCTCGACGGCACCGACTATCAGGAGTACATGCAAACCGTCGCTAGCGCTAACTCTATGTTCGAAGAACTCCCCAGCGCTCTCAGGAAGCGTTTTAAAAACGATCCTGCTCAACTCCTATCATTCGTACACGATGATAAGAACGTCGCTGAGGCTCATAATCTCGGCCTCTTACGCGACGACTACACTAACCCCGATGTGGTTCTTTCACCCCCTCAAACCACTGAACCCATCGATAAATCCGAAGCGCTAGCGTAGGATTCAACAAGTGAAACGCGTTAGCAAAAGGGGCCTCAATGGCCCCGCAGACAATTCTCTACTTGATGTAATTGTCCGGACTGACAGTATTAACTGGAAAGTCCCTAAAAAACGTGGTTTACTAACCACTCTTAAACACTTACTTACTTACTTAATAAGGAAAATCTATGAAACGTTCAAAAATGTCCCGCAAAAGCTCAAAAAAATCTTTCAAAAAGGGAACACGAGTTCATAATAAAAACATCCAAGGCACCTCTGGTATAATGCGCGGTGGAATCCGCTTATAATGCCTTGTTACTCTCCTCTTATTGGCTATCGCTCAAAAGAGCTAACTGCTCG